ATAAACTGACCTGTTGTTTTGGTAATAGAACCAATTTCAAGAACACCACGAGCAACTTTAAGGTCACTAATAATACCAGAAGACTTAGAAATAACACCAGTTATTTTTTGACCATCTGCAAATTCACCAGTATAATCAACAACCTTAAGAATTCTAGGTCCAATTTGCCAACCAGAGTTTGTAGAAACATATCCAGTTGCAGTAGCAACATCTAAAGTATCACCCTGATAAACTAATTCACCTTCTAGGAATGTAGAAGTGATAACATTTGCCTCTGCAGAACCACCAAATGATTCTGTTAATACCTGTTGACGACCTGTTCCAGCGTTAACAAAGGAAAGAGCATCACCAAGAGAAGCGTTAGATGCAGTAATAGCAATTTTTAACTGATCATCTTCTAATGAATTAGCAGATCCAGAAATTGCATAGTAAGTAGTAGTTGAATTAAGACGACCAGTCGCACCAGCAGCAAGAGGGTATTCAGCACCATCTCCAGTATCTACTACATTAAGACTGATTTCAGATCCATTAACAATACCGTGAGGATAAGCAAACTGCAATAAACCCAAGTCAAGGTTAACAACATAGTTGAATGATGATCTTAGACTTACTGTTGGTGTAGAAGAATATCCAGCACCAGGATCCTTAACTACAACTGTATCCAGACGACCATTCTTAATACTTGCCTCTGCAATTGCTCCACTACCACCACCACCTGTAATAACTACAGCAGGTGCTAATGAATATCCAGAACCTGGGTTGGTTACTGTGATACTTGAAAGAATACTTGTACTTGTTAATTGGCAGTTAAGTGGGAATGTAATCTCAGGACGTAAAGTATAGTCATGAGGATAATCATAACCAAAGTTATTGTTCTTAAGTTTCTTAATCTTACCAACTTTATCACCTTTAGTGAATATAGATGCAGCAGTACCAACAGCAGGAATAATAACTACGAGTTCAGCACCTGATCCACTTAAACCAGATCCAAGAATACCAGGAATTGCTTCAACATCAATAGTAGCAGTTGTATATCCTTTACCTGGAGAAGTAACTTCAACTTTCTGTATTTGACCAGGAATAGTTACACCATCATCATCTTGTCCATCTGCTACAGTAATAGCAACTAAACCACCTTCACCATCTCCAGCAATAGGAACAGCATTATATTGTCCAACTGCATATTCAGTACCTGGAGCATTAATTGCAACTCTCTCAATTATTCTAGTTGATACAATATTAGTTACAACTGGTAATTTAGTATAGAAACCACCTGGATTAACGATACGAATATTATTAATGGAACCAACTGCTTTTACAGAACTTGTACTGTATGATGCAGTTGAAACTTGAGCATCACCTTCTGGTTCATTAAGTAGAGGGAATTTAAATATATCTGGTCCTTTGGTAATAGTCTCTCCAGCAGTACTAGAAATAGCAAATGTACCCTTATATGGAGAATCTACAACATCTAAGTAACTACCAGCAATTACAGGAGAATCAGAACCAGTTCTAGAAGGATCGAAGTAATATGAAATATTAGTTACAACAGTATTATCAACTTTCAACTTAACTGTTGGACTAGGTTGTCCCTCACCAGTTACACCAGGAGTTCCAACTCTTTCTATAGAGTTAAATGAATATTCTAGTTTATAGAGATTGTCTTTAGAGAATGATAAGTTACCACCAACAAGTGAAGAGTGACTTAGGTCAAACAAATACTGATGACCATAATACATCTTCAAGACAGGAGATTTAACAAATATATTCACACTACTTGCAGATGTAGCAGGATCTGATACAGCAGCTTGAGGTAATTTGTATGTAAATTCTAATGGACTTACAATAGTATCAACTGGGAAAGCACCATCATATTCATCATAAACAACACTATCAACAGTTTGTGATGGGTTTCCATCAACGTAAATCATCTCACCTGCATTCAGATAATGATTTGTTCCTGTAATTACATAAACTTCATTACTATTAGCAACAGCAGTTACTTGGAGAATCTTTTTAAGAGTAGTAATTAAACTGATTTTTAGAACACCAGTTAATCCAGTAATTTGAGCAGTACTGTAAGCAGCATTAAATGTTATGTTACCAGAGTTAATAGTAATAACAGATCCAACAATATATGCAGATCCACCAGCAACTTCATCAATTCTTACAGAATAATCATCATCAGAATATGGTTTAAATGTAGCAAAACTATCAAGATCTCCTGTGCAAGTAGCAATTGTAAATGTTGCATTTGCACCACCAGTAGTAATAGTAACTATATCACCAATTTTATAACCTGATCCTGGAGTATCAATTGAAACAGCAGAAACATTACCGCCAGAAGCAGTAAAGTCAACAGTTAATCCTGTTCCAGATCCGTTAGTTGTTGTGGCAACATTATCACCTGTATTTGCATAACCAGTACCTGCAGCAGTTAAAGCACTTAAGGTTGCAGGAATATCTGCAACAGTACCATCTAGATCATAATCATCAAGATCTAGATCAAATGTTCCAGGAGTTGTATTGTTAACCTGAGCAAATGTATATCCTACAATTTCATTAATATCATTAGGAATAGGACCAACAATCTTATAAGTTGATTGCTCATTAAACTGTTCAGTTGTTAAAATACCTGTATTAAGATCATTACTCCATGCATTATTATTAACTGCAAGATATATCTTATTATTAGTAGTATCCTTTCTAATAATATAACCGCTATTAACAAATGATCCAGCGTTATTATTCAGTACTAATTTTGTACCAACTTGGAAGTTAAATGCCTGATTAATTGTTAATTCTTGAATATTATCAATCTTAACTGTATTTGTAACCTTAAAGTAATACCTATCCTTAACTACAGCATTTACTGATAGTTTTTGAGAACCAGGAGAAGGTACAGTTGCTGTTCTAGAACTCCAAATATCATTAGTATATGTTAATGTCTCAGTATCCTGTGACATCGTTGTTGTAGTATCATCAAAGTCTAATGACTGGAATCCAGCTTCACCAAGAGAATATCCAACATTAGCAACAGTTAATACAGATCCAGTTACAGGAGTTACAGAAGTTCTCTTAAGTCCTAATTGTGTATTAGTTTGTAAACCTTTATCTCCAATTCTAGCAGAATCAGCGTTCTTATCTATCTTTAAACCCCATGCATCATAATCAATATAATCATAACGATTTAAGTTAGTAGTAAACCAAGCATCATCAGTCCAATCATATGTAAATGCAAAGGTTGCAACTGGAGGTAATGTTGCAATATCAGTAGGAACTGTAGGTACTACAGCTCTATTTCTCAATCTTAAGTTATCGATATAATACTGACCTTGTTTTGCCTTAGCAAAATCTGTTGCTCCAGAACCCCATCCAATCTGATTACCAAAATAAAGATCTTTATTACCTAAAGATGTACCTGCTAATGTACCAGAAATAACTTGGATACCATTAACATATGCTTTAAAATCATTTCCAGACTTAGTTAAACCAATAACTTGCCAAGAATTATCAGCAAACATAGTTGTTTGAGTAGATTCTGTTGGAGTTGCAGAGTTTAATGCTGTTGAGCTATTAGTAATTGCTAATTGTAATTTACCATTACCACCAGTTCCTGAACTATAACCTAACCATAGTCCACCAGTAGCATCTTGTGCTCCACCTATACCTATTAAAGTCTGTACATCCTGTGATAAAGTCTGAGATTCAGAAGCATTTTTAAAGATAAAGAACTCTATAGTCCAATCACCAGCAAGTTTAGTTGTTAAATCTGTTCCTGCTACCTTTAAGTAAGAATTTTCCCAAGTAGAATTAGCTCCAGCTGGTTGATAACCTAAAATCTTAGCAACATTATCACCATATGTGATAGCAGAACTAGCACCAACAGAAGTTATAGTATAATGACCTGTAGTATCAACTTGTTCACCACCATCAAAGTTGAATATAAATTCATTTCTATTCCAAGAAGTTTGACCAAATACATGTATATCACCAGAAGTATCAACTTCTAAAGCATGTACTGTTATACCTTCAATATTATTCTTATCAAATTCATTTGTTGTATGATTCTTGATCTTACCATCATACCCAAGTTTAACAGTACCTACTGTCTTATGTTGGTTAGTATTATTTGTTCTTGTATATGCAACGTTAAGATCTCCAAAAATATCGATAGCACAAGAACTTGCCATCGTAATATCTCTACCTGGAGCAACATAACGATAATTCCATATTAAATCACCAGAAGTATCAACTTTACCAATCCAGAAACTATCTCTATCAGTAGCATTAGACTTAAGTCTGCAAGTAGAAACTAGATAAATTTCCTTAAATTCATCAATACAAAGACTACTATCAATTAAGGAATATAATGAATTACTGTATTCTTTAATGAATTCTACTGTAATTACACTAGTACCTATAGTTGCCTTACCAAATGCAACGTTAACGTCAGATGCATTTGTATCTGCAGCAGTCTCCAGACTAAAGTAAACATCAGTTCCATCAACAAGAAGATCTGTAACTTTCTCCGAACTAGATGCAGATGCTAACTTTCTCTTAACTGAGAAACTACCTGCGGTATCTATAGAAGCAATATATGCATCATAAGGTGAACTAGAGTTAGTATTGGTATAACCTCCAATAATAAAACGAGTATCGGAATATTTCTTAATTGCGGTTACATTATCAGCACGAGTTGCACCAGAGATACCAGCATATGCTCTCTGGAAACTTAACGAAGCACTTAATCCGTTAGAAGCTTGAACATACTTACAAAGTATAATATCAGGGTTATATGCAGCAAGTAAAGTGCTATTTGGTTTATTAATACCAACTACCCAAATATTATTACCATCTACCTCAATTTTTGAGAATTCAGTATATTTTTGACCATCAGAACTTTCTAATGTCTTCTCCCATTCTTTAACACCAGTAGCAGATAATTTTGCTACAAATGCAACCTCATCACCATTAGATTTCTTAGTTACACCACAAGTAAAGACTTCTTTATTTGTATTGATGTATATGTCATTAACTCTGACATAATCGTTATTTACAATCTTAGAAATATAATAATCTGCCTTTTTAAAGACCTGAGGATGACTTAAGATAACACGAGGATTTGTAGTATATCCAGAACCAGAATTTAATATATTAACAGTATCAATAGATCCAACACTTGTTACAACTGCCTCTAAACTTGCTTGTGTACCAACACCATCAATAGTGATAGTTGGAGGAATATCAGAGTTATAACCAGATCCAGTCTGATTTACTGTAATTTCTTCAATACCTCTAAATTGACGAACAACAAATGTCTTATTTGTGTTAGTCATAATAGGTGTATAGTCAACAAAGACACTATCACCAGCAACTAAGTTATGAGGTACAGAAGTCTTTAATACACCAAAATTATTTCCACCAATATTTTCAAATCCATAAGTGGAGACTGTTTCACCCTTAATTCTTGAAACACGTGCAGAAACACCAGTACCATCAGTATCAGTATTATCAAATACTAAACGGTCATTAACCTGATAGTTTTTACCTGGGTTTTCAACGGTAAATCCAGTTACAGAGGCATCTTCAAATTTAGTAGTAGTCTCAACTTCAATATCAACCTTAGAGTCAAATTTAACTTTAGGGAAGTAGTCAAATAACTGTAGAGGAGATTCCTCAAATAATTGAGCAGGATTAGCAGTTTCATCTGCATCCACAACACCGTCTCTATTAGTATCTTCTACTTCAAATAGAATAATATCTCCATCTTCTGTAGTTAAAGCATTTGTAGAAGCATTTGGAACCCTAGTAACATCAATATCAACATTCTCATAAGGATCACGATATCTAACAACACCAGTAGGAATATTTTGCTGTGTTGCACCATCATTTAAGTTCCAAGTATCTACAACAGAGTTGAAACTTGGACCTAAAACATATGGGAATACTGGATTACCATTTTCTGTAGCATCAACAGTTACGAAATAACAATATCTACCAGCAGAAAACTCTGGAGTTTTACAGAAACGACCATTATATTGGTCTAGATCACCTAAACCAAAACTATATTCATAATCTTCAACAAAATTACCTGCTGTTTCTTCAGTTAAAAGAGGTCCAGCAGATCTAACAGGATATGGATTGGTTGTAACATCATAAACTAATGCAGGTTTTACTCTATAAGATGAATTTAACCTAGTAACAGCAGATGCTTGATTAGTTGGGTCAGAATATCCATAAGGTCCATAAATTGGGTTACCATCAAATGCCCAACCAATAATAGGTGAGTGTGTTAATTGATCTTCCTGTTCAAGGATATTACTATTGGCATCTTCATATAAGTTGTCACCAAGGATATACCTCATCTTTTGAGGGTTTGATAGGTGAGCATACTCGCCACCATACTCATTATTAAATCCTTCAAATACAGCACCTTTAGCATCATCAAATGTAGATTGTGTCTGAAGGTTATAAGTCCATTGGAATACTGATGGTGTAAATGTAGCACCTTGACCAACGGAGTTCAAATTGATAATTGTAGTTCCTTGTGTATATCCAATACCCTTATTAATAATAGTGATACCAGTTACTCTACCAGCATTTTCACCATCCGTATCAATAGTTGCTCTTGCTACAGCACCAAAACCAATACCTTGGATAGTAACTTCAGGTGCTGTAGTATATCCTGAACCAGCAGAAATAATAGCAATAGAAATAATTCTTCCGTTATTTACAATTGCCTGAGCAACAGCACCAGTACCAGAACTTAATGTTACTGTTGGAGTTGAAGTGTAAGAAGCACCACCATTAGATACAGTAATTGCTTTAATTGGACCTCTAACAGATGCAGTACCATTTGCTCCAGTTCCCCCACCACCAACAATCGTAATTGAAGGTTGTGAAGTATATCCAGTACCACCAGTATTGATCAAAATCCTTGATACAACACCTTTAGTGATAATAGCAGTTGCAGCAGCACCTGAACCGCCTCCACCAACAATAGAAACAAGTGGAGAAGTAGTGTACCCAGAACCCCCTGCAGTGACTGTGATTTCAGAGATAGAACCGTTAACAGTTACGTTAGCAGTTGCTCCTGTTCCACCGCCACCAGCAATAGTAATAGCAGGAGGAGATGCAGCATCATAACCAGCACCAGCATTACTGATAGAAACTGCAGTTACAGCACCGAAAGTTTTAGTAAGTTTTGATTTATAAGACCATATAGAAACACCATTAACCCATGTACCAATAGGACCAGAACTAATAGCATTCTTAGTCGAAATTGTAACAGGAGTTTTAGGAAATCTATTTAATTTACGTTGGTTACCTGGAAGAAGAGCAGAACCTGGGAAAGGTCCAATTTCATAGTTAGGAATACCTGTAGAAGCAACGTAAGTGTAATTATCGTTAAAGAATGTATTCTGAACGTTAGTTGTATAAGGTCCAATAACATTTAAAATAGCACTATTAGTAGATTTTCCTTTATTAAGGTCAATAGATACTAGAATATTACCCTGTGGAACAACTGTAGCAGGTTGAGGAAGATTATATTGGAAAACTGTCTCACTATCCCTAGATGTAACTAAGAAAGTTCCGTTATAGATGATTGGGTTAGCACCATAGATGGTAACCTGATCTCCCACCAACAGACCGTGAGGATTAGCACAAGTAATAGTAGCAGATTGGTTATTAACACCACCAAACGTTACAGTAGAAACTTGAATTAATTTTTTAACATTATACAACCAAGTTGTCAATTCTGGTCCAATACCAGTACCACCAAGTTTAGAAACTGTTAATTTATCACCAGGAAGGTAATAAGAACCAGTATCTGTTAATGTTGTCTGTTGAGCATCAACAATACCAACAATATTCATTACAACTTCTTGTAATGTACCTTTATTAAGGTAAACTTTAAAGTTTGATTTTACTTCAGTAGCAGCATCCCAATCTTCAACAACATTATTGAAAGAACGTGTACACTCAATAAACTGGTTTAGTGATTTCTCTTTATATTGAACAACTTCGCTATTACCTATAATAAACTCACCGTTCCTTTCTGGCCAACCAATTGTAGAGTCAACCGTAATAATTGAGTCGGTTGTATTTAAAGGTTCTGCAAGATTTGTCTTATAAGGTACGGTAAACGTTCCATTAATAGTTTCTTCTGAAAGAATAAGTTCAAAGATCTCAACTTCAGAAGTTTTGATTGAAATATAATTTTCTACTAAAGCACTTGCTGCAGCAACGTTAGGATCTGCAACATCTGCTTCTTGTACTAATAAAGCATCTTTGATATTAGTTGGATCACCACTAACTATAGTTGCTCGAAGAATAGTGTCAATAGACCAAGTAGCATCAGAAGGTTTGATGATTTGGTCTTTTGGATATGAAATACTTACAGTTTCTCCATATAGAAGTTTAAACAAGTAAGCAATACTAAAAGATGTACCCTTAGAAGAGTAAAAATCCTTAATTGTCTTAATTGAAGTACGAACATCAATTTTACTATAATCTAATTCAGGAACATCTGGTAAAAACTGTTCTGTGTACTTATCAAGCAATCTCTTAACAAAAAGAGAATCTAGACATTTAACTGGAGTATTTACGATTGCAGCTGCTGCAGTAGTGTCATTTGAAAATACTGCATTACCATCTTCAGTATATGAAGTAATACCACTTGCTGCTCTAGCACATCCTTCAAATTGTGCTTTACTATATCCAATACCTGCTTGATTTACTGTAAATCCAGTAATTTCATTTAAACCAATCTCAGCAGATGCTTTTGCTGAAGGAGGATCTTGAATAACAACTTTTGGAGGGTTGGCTGCACTATATCCAGTTCCAAAATTACTGATATTAATATCAATAATCCTACCGTTGAAAATTGATGCTGATGCTAATGCTCCGCTACCACCAATATAGGTTCCTTGGTCATTTACTCTTTCATCAACAATATAAACAGAAGGAACATCATCATATCCACTTCCACCACTTAAAAGTTCAATATTAATTACACGTCCATCTCCGTCAACCTTTGTTTCTAAAATTTGAGCACCAACAGGGTCTATAATAGCAATTCTTGGTGTAACTTCGTATCCTTGTCCTGCATTAGCAATAGTAATGCCAGTAACTTGACCTTCTGTTATCGTTGCTCGTAATGCTGCCTTAATTCCATTAGCACCAGTAGGTTCATCAATATAAACTTCTGGAATAGTAGTGTATCCAAATCCCTGTTCCGTAATAGGTATTGTACCAGTAATCTGACCATTAGTAACGGTTGGAGTGCCTAGTATAGCACCTCCAGGTTGCCTAAAAGTAAGTCTAGGTGTGAATGTATATCCACTACCAGAATTAGTGATTTCTAGACCAGTTACAGAACCATCAGCAACTGTAGCTGTAAGAGTTGCCTGACTAGATCCTGCCTTTGTTGGAGATTCTACTTGAACAACTGGTGGGTTTGTGGAACTATAACCTTTACCACCATCTAGTAGAGAAACAGATTTAAGACCATTAACCAAAGCAGTTGCAGCACCACCAGAACCTTCTGTAGAACTAATAGAAACTTTAGGTGGATATTCAAATCTATAATTAGAACCCGTTGTACTGGTATTAATTCCAGTTAAACTACCTGTATCACTAACACGAGCATATCCAATAGCACCAGAACCAAAAGAAGGAACAGGTGCCTCAATAGCATATAGTGATAAGAATCTACCGTTTAATGGAGCATCTCTAAATATAAAATTGGTTCCATCAATCCAAAAATCAACTTTTGGAGTAAGAAGACGATTATCATAAACTGCAATTACATATTCATCAACAATTGGTTCATATCCTGCACCATTTCTAGTAATAGAAAATTGTCTTTTACCATCTCCAAAGGAATTGGATAGATTATCGATACCAACAATAGTATTTTCAATAAAACCGCTTAAAAATGTAATATATGTCTCAGAAGCATTATCAGCAGGTATTTTTGTTCTAGGAGCAGTTGTAAATACAATATTTGTCCCATCTACAGTATAATCAATATTAGGAACCTGCAATTCGCCATATACACTAACAATTAGGTGTTGTGCCGATACAGGAGCAATAGGATTCTCTTGTGATGTAAGTCCAAACCTTACTGTGCTACCATCAAAAGAGTTTATAGGACTAGCAAGACCAGTCCACTTTAATTTTACCTGCTCATATGAAATACCTGGACTTAACGCAATACTAGGAGCAGCAGTTGTCTTTTCATAGTAAATTACTTCATCACCAATAAGAATACTACCATTCTCAGTTAAAAAATCATCAACAGACTCTACAACAATCTTATCATCAGTAACACTAACTGCTTCTACAACTTTTGAGGCACCATCAAGTATTCCAATATCTAGTTTATCAATATCTAGATATTGAAGGAAATTATTAACAATATTCTGCCCTAAACCTTGCTTTTCCTGAGATCTATAGTAATATTCAATAAATTTATTGAATAAAGGATACTCAGACCCTATAAAATCAGGGGTTTGGGAAGAAACCGCCTGTGAAACCTTGTTGATATTATACATCTAACTTTTAGAAGCAAGTCGAAGTGTTAACTGTGCCAGCGTTGGTGATTGTTGGTACTTCAATTAGAGTTGGTGTCTGATTGAAGACGTTTGGCGTAAGACTATTTAGAGGGATAGTACCAGGTGGTACTGTGCCAATTGGCGATACCGTAACCTCTGGATTAACAATATTAATAATTGTACCTGGAGTTGAAGCAGGAATAGTCGAATTATTTGATGGAATGAATAAAACTGGAATTTGTAAAGTACTAGGTAATAAAGAAGGATCAATAACCGTACCTACCCCAGTAACCGCATCAGTAATAGTTAAATTGGTAGATGAAGGAACATCATCACCTGCACCAATAATATTAACTGGACCAAAACAAACCTCACCAGTATCATAATTTACTGTACCAGCTTTGTCATTTGTATATACTTTTTTATTACCAGTATTATAGAAAGTCCTTAAATTACCAAATCCATCATCTTCAAATTGCTGATCAATACCTGGTCTATCAAGTGTTCTGAAAGTTCCAGATAATAGAATAGGTTCTTTCTTACAAGCACCACCTGCATTACTTGGAGCACTATTATAAAGAGCACCACCAGTAGATACACAATAGGTATTGGTCTGATTAACTGCTGGATTAATATATTTTAGAATAGTTGTTTGAAGAGAAACGTCACTAATACACTTATTAGAAAGTGTAATTGCTTTTTCAAAACTCTGACTTCTAAATGTAGAATTGAAATTATTAATTTGAGTTTGTTCCGCCCAAGATGTAATAGAAGACGAAATATCGGTTTTAATTTGAGATGTACTAGATCCACATCCAGTATCATATAAAGCAAAAATCTTACTATAGATATAGACCTGATCTGGGTCAATAACTACAGGTTCGATAGATGCCATAGCATATGTTCTTAAATCTGCAGCAACTTCCTTCTTAGTTTGATCGTTTAGAAGAGAACCTGTCTTAGTTTTAATTGCAATATAAACTTTACCGTAGATAGGAGGATTAAGAGAATCTCCACCGTATGCAACTACAGATTCTGCATTAGCATAAACTTTTTTAGTAATTACAGCATAATCTTGTGCAGTAACTGCTCTATATTGGGAAGAATAGTATCTAGGAGCATTATACTTAATAGATTCAATAGTTTCTGCATCAGAACCTAATTGAGACCTTTCTTTTGTTGTTAATATAGAATCAGCACTAGTATAACTAATACCCAAATTATCAGTAAATTTACCAATAAATGCAAACTTATTTACTTCATTTGCCTCAGCACCAGAAGTAACCAAATACTCAAGAACAATAACCTCACCATCTTTAACTGATCTACCAACACTATCATCTCCAAATCTTATCTCATACCTCATATCCTCGCCCTCAGCAAGGAAGTAAACCCTTGTGGTAGCAGTTAGGTTGGTAACAGTATCTACTTGGTTGTAGAGGTCAGAAGCAGTCGCAGATTCGTTCGCTTTTACCTTTACGGATAAAGTAGATAAATCAGCATCTTCAGAAGGAATTTTGTAAGTCTGATTTGTAAATGTATTAACAATATACTGGAAATTAACTATAGATCCTTCCTGCACCAATAAATTGTCAAATATAGCAACTCCTGTAGTTGTATTGACTTCTACAGTCCTATCTGTTAAAATATTCCAAACATAATTACCACCTGTAGCTACAGCACCTTTTTGTAAAGTAACACTACTTGGATATGCACCATTTGTCTGTGTTGTCTGCAATTCTAACTTTAAACATCCCTTAGAAGCAAGAATTGATCGAGGAACGTAATTTAAGAGCTTTGCAATATTAACAACGTTGTCTCTAACCGTAGATGACGGCAAAAATGCCTCATTTAACGCCATATTAGCATTAAATGCGGTATAATAACTATTATACGCTAAAGTATCAATTAAATATGATAAACCAGATCCCTCAAAATCATAATCGGTAAACTCTGATCGAGTTCTTAGATATGATTTAATAGAAGATTTGATATCATCAAAATCTAATGCGGTTAAATTATTCGGTTGCATTTACTCAGGTCTCTGTAAGACAAAGTTGATAGTTTCCCTAATAGGTAAGCCTACAATTCTATATTCAACAGTTACCGCAAGTTTATTTCCATCAGGAAAAGGTTTTACAACAACGGCATTCAATTCTACCCTAGGTTCATACTGATTAATGGTATTTATGATCTCATCTTGAATAGCGTCAGCTACAAAGGCATCCAGAGGTTCAAATAACATTTCCCGAACTGCACACCCAACATTAGGGTTAAAGGGTTTTTCTCCAGGAATTGTTAAAACTAAATTCTTTATTGCTTGTTTTATAGCATTATCATTCTTAGTTACACCAACATCACCAGTAAAAGCATTTTTAGAAAACGCCATACCAATATCCTTAAAAGCCTGAGACTTTTTCAGATCCTTTCCACTTATTTCCTTTATTGCCATTAAACTTTATAGAAGGTGTATTTCAAAAACAGTTCTTCCATAGGGTCGATTGGTCTAATAACCTTTATATAATATTTCATGTTATCTCTGTATTTTTCACAATTAGGATATTCACTATGATTAATGAATCCACCTAAAGGTGTCCTATACATATCTTTCCCATTAATAATATGAGAAAGACCCAATTCAGTTCCAATTCCAAGAGGTTTTTTAGTAAAAACTCCTTGACCAGCGATAGGACTGTCTTTAATAAACAATCCTTCGGGTAATGCCCTATAAGTCACGTTAACATTACTAATCTATCTACTATTTAGTGTCTTTTCTAGAAGTTTTTGGGATGAGTAACTACATCTCCATGAATTTCTCCAATATCATCAATATGTGCATGATCTATCTTCTCAATATGCAAATGTTCCAAAGAATTAGCAATCCTTTCAAGGGCATTTGCAATTCGTGTAAATTCTTCGCTCATGATTTAAATAATTTGGATTTAATTAGTCCAAAAAGGACTTTAAAAAGTGATTTTGATGCATCTCCTTGCAATTCATCAAAAATGTACATATTTAACCTAAAAGCATAATTTGCTTCTGCGATTAAAGCGTTTACTTGAGATTCATCAATATCAAGAGAATCTAATGTTGCACGATATCCAGTTTTAAATTCTTTCGCATCGGCAATCTTATCAAATTCATAAAAATACAATCCTTCGCCTTTTGGAGGATTTAATGCGTTCTCCGCAATACCTTTCAATATTTGTCCACCTGATAGATCACCAATATACCGTGTATAGTGATGTGCTATAAGCAAATACGGATTATCATTAGCAATTTCGTTAATTCTATAGCAATATGTATTACATGCTTCAGTAGGTGTCTGTAATGCCCTCCAATTAGGACCATAATAGTACCTAAGATCCCTTTCAAGAGCATTAACACGCTCCAATTCGGGATAATGTATCATATTAACTAAAGGATCCGTAGATTCTCGAATCCTTTGCTCCATTGTGTCGTAGACATAATAGAAATTAGTCAATAATTGGCGATATTGCTCTGGATCTAGTACACCTCTAAGGAATCCAGCAACAAATTTGGTATTTTCCGCAGCAGAATGGGACTTTTTAGTCCCTTGCTTAAGATCTAACGCTAATCCCATTACCTTCCTTGACCTCTATACCGTTTTTTAGCACCATTTCGTGAAGAAGATGCAAATTTAGTACGCATCGACATACCTTGACGTGTTTTTTTAGGTTTTGCCTCCATTTTACTCTCGCCAGAGTTCCAATTTACTGATTTTGCCATAATTAAAGACCTATGAATACATTTGGACTACCACCCACAACAAGTGAGCTACAAGGGAACGCAGGAGTTTGATCCCCTAATGGATCCCCAATTCTACCTGCTCTTCTTTTATTAATGAAAACTGTTGCTGAAGTTGCCATTAACTTTCGAGCATGACCTTTTGCGGTTTCTCTACCACCCTCTATACCTATTGTACACCACCAAGCGGGTGTTCCTAGGGTTACAGCACATTTATACCCTACAGAACTTGTAGTATGTACAACTGGTGTAGGATGGGGTGTTAGTATGTCTTGGTCAAGTATCGGGATCATCTTATTGATTATAACATTCGTAACCCCTCCTGTCAACGGAAGTTGTGCCATAGGTGGCCATATTGTAGTAGCATTCATCTCTAGTACTGTTTTTGGCACAACCATAGGTGATAATGGTGGATGAGGACATGGAGCTAACATACCACCACCTAATCCTGGATGATGTGATGATCCACACCCTACACCATGACCACTACAAGTACCCATGTATAATGCTGCTCCTCTTGGACCTGCCATATTAATTACTCCGAATAAGGATTTCCGTTTGCTTCGTTTGCTAGGCTGAATTGTCTAGCTGCTGCAGTCATATCGTTCCACATTTTCATATCTCCTGTTGCAGTCCACGCTTTACATCCATCTCCTAGAAGACCTGACATACTATATGTTATTGTAGTAGTTGTACCATCTCCATTATCTACCGTACTTCCCGAACTTCCTGCAGGTGTTGAACATGCAAAATGAGAGCATCCCGCATTTACTGGGGTACAAGAAAGAGTAACAGTAATATCAGTGGACTGTTGAGGATCAGGACGGTACTGTTTCATCATGTATTTAGTATAGGTTGACGCATGTGGTAAGTCATTTGTCGTACCTTGCACGGTTTCTATAAAGGATTGGTCTCTTTTATCGAACTCTGGTACCACTTCTTGCGTAATTGCAGCAATATCACTCAACCTATTTGCGGCAGAACGCTCCTTTTCATCCGTATATAATCCCTTTATCTCACTTGTTAGGTCACTATCATTCAAATAATCCAAATTATACTTAATAGAAGTAGCCTCTTTTAAAGGATCTGTAGCAGTTTTCCTATATCCCCTTTGTGGTAATTGGTCAATTCTCTGATTATTAGGGTCTTGTTTAATATTAAAGCTAACTGCGGGGTTCTGCATTACCATTTCTTCCATATTTCCGTCAACACTATCTTGAAATTCCTTAGATTCTTCTGGGGTAATGACCATATCACCCTTTGGAAACGCATTAATTAGGTCAACTGCCCTTTCTTTTAACTCAGTTCCTCGAATTGTATTAGAATAAACAGCAGTTTCTCTCTTATGAACATTTGTTACTACAATCGATGGTAAGTTTGTATCACTATAACCTGCTCCACCGTCCTTAATTGCTAATGAAGTAAGTACTCCTGCAGTAAATGTACCTTCAACTACTGCTGTTCTACCAGTATCAATCATAGGATCCGTAACAATCATCCTAGGTTCCCGTCCATATTGGTTCCAACCAGACCCTCCATCGTTAATAGCAATAGATGTTAGTACACCATTAGTCAAAGTTGGTGTTATTTTAGGTTGTACAAGTACATTAAAAATGTCTGGTGCGTTTTTATCGATGTCAGCAGTAACAAATTGGATAGATTTATCCATAAATTCGTACTTCCCTATCAATATTGCCCTATCTTTAATACCTTTACCTGCTTTTGCGGTAATTACATGGTTTCTATTAGATGTATATTGGGTATCTTTAGTAAAATCACTACCATTCCCATCCAAATAGATGATATGGTATGGAAAGTTGTCTATATCTGTGTGGAAGGCACGGGTTATCTCATGTCCATTAATAGTATCACCCTTTCTAAGTATATCAAATCCAGTTGCATCGCCTACTCCTTCATAAGGACCAACACCAGTAACCTTTAAATTAACTGTTAGAGTGCTAGTTGAATTATCTGGATGAGTATGTGTGTACTGTAGAGTAAATGTATCACCATTAGCATACCCTGTTCCTGGTGATAACACCTCTGTCGCTAACCATGAAGTACCTGAGAAGACTGTGGACGCTCCTGAATCGTCATATACAGACTTAATCTCTAACTTTACTCGTAATCCAGTCTTATTATTACCTACATCGTTTAATTCAAATACTTGGAAGTCATCTAATGCTTCGTCGCCACTCTGGTAAGGTGGGTTTTGGGTAGTCGTATATAATATTCCTGTTACTTCCTGTTGATTCCACGCATCGGTATAAGTTACCCCATCATAGGATAGACTAAAGTCTGTGACTCCATTAGGGAGTGTAGTGGATAAAGAGTTGTAGGAGAATGCTAGTTTGTTTCTATCAGACCCAAATCCAAATAAAGTAGGATGAGGGCAGTCCTGATCACCAGTAAAATTGCCTTCTGGGATAGTATATGATAATGTGGTCGCTGCGGGGGAGCAGGTAAATGAACTACAAGGAAAACAATTACCATCTCCTGAAGAACTTGTTTCGTCACCACTAGTATTATTAGTAGTTGACGATGATTCTGTCTCGTAGAAGAAGCAAGGTTTACCTATAATACCCTGATCATTTGAAGTATCATACAAATAAGAGAACCAAGTGTCACTATACCCAAAATCATACGATAAACCTGTTGGGTAATAGTCGTAGATGAATTGGCAGTCTTCTCCGAAGTTGTTGTGAGGAACTACACGTGATAGTTTTCCACAGTTACCTGCACTACTCGGAATAGGATCGCCACATACTACTACAGAAGGATACATTACTGCAACACCTTCTCGTTCAGGTATATTGTATGCTCCGTTACTTCTGATTACATTTAAGGGATATTCCTGAAACTCTATAGTAACACCATCAGCAGTACCAGATTGGTATGCTATACATGCATCTGTTGCTCTTGTATTGTATGGATCGCATCCCATTACTTATTATTAACTAATTCCTCTAATCTATTTAACCGATCTTCGTTGCGTTTTTGAGTAGCACCTGTTGGTTTAGGGTGTGCCATCTCTTCCAACTTGGTTATTCTTTTATATAACTCATCATAATTCTGTCTCATGTCAAGGTAGTCCTTATATCCCTTTGGTTTATAATACGTCTTGTCAGGGGTAGGAATCTCTTGTACATGTTTTTCGAGGTCTTCTAGACGCTTACCGATGCTGATAAGACAACTATTAATAGTATCCATAGCTTCGTTATAGTCTTGCTCAAAAGAGTATTCGCTATTCGTCATATTTTTTGAAGGAAAGAGTGTCATCTTTTATATCATAGTCTAGTTGGTCTCCGATATTCCACAATAGCTCATCGGTTAATTCTACTGGAAGGGTAATTACGGTATCCCCGAATTCATTTTCCTCTAGGGAAACGGTAAATCTGTGTGACATGTTTTGTTCATAAACGATTTGTAGATACTCCTTCTTTTAGTGGATGAGTTTTTTGCCAACTCTCCCATGCCTTAAGGACATCTTTAACATCATTTATAATACCTTCACTTACACAATAGTCAGCACACTCATACATTCTAGGGTCTAACCACCTTTCTTTCACTATCATCTGCTCTAAGCACCATGTACGATTATCTTGGTAGTCTTGGCGAAATTCTGGTGTCATGTTTTTTTACCTTGGAAAAATTTTTGAAATATTTTATATTTAGATGGCGTTTGGGAACCTTTGTAGGTTAGGGTAGTGGCCGGTTTTATATCCAGAACCCCCGCTATGACTGCCTTTTGGGGCGAGTTCTTTATATTTAGTAGATCAATTAACTGTCTTGTGTGTTACATAGGCATGAAAAAGGGGCAACTAAGTGTTACCCCCATTATACAATTAGTTTGCTAGATTGTCAAGAACTGACTGGTCAATCTCTTGGACGTTTGTAACATTTTTCAACCACTTATTTATGTGGCGAGATGTAGTTACTGACCAGAATTTAGATGTTCTAACATAACCTTTTTCGGGCAAATATGCTGCAACTGGTGTTCTATAACTGAAGAAGATTTGTGTTCCGTCGTTAATAGAAACTTCGTTCTGATTTGCTGCGATAGGTGTTAGTTTCATGGAATTAATTCCTTGATTGATTTATACTAATAGTATACAATCATTTGGACTAAGTTACAACCCCCTGTGTGCCACTTTGTAGACCGTCACAACCATTTGTTTATACTTAAGGGGGTAAATGTTCATCCTTAATTGTTAGATACCATCCAATCGATTTGATATAATCAAAGCATGAATATCTGGGCAATTCTTTATACCTATCTCCCCTAGAGTTTCTAACACCGTCCATGTATAATTCAAGGTCAGTTACTGATGTAAACGTCCCATGAAGTTTTCCGTGTTCATCTTCAATTAGATACTGCATTTTCCACAGGGTTGTTGATAACTTATCAGAAATGTTTATAGAGGGTTTCTGAACCTCTTACAAGGTAATTATACCATAATTGTTTATAATCTGTCAAGTAAATCTGAATTCCTGGATATAACTTGACTTTCGGTAGATTGCGTGCTAAGAGTGTTACAAATATGAGATTAATTAGAGACCTATTAAACACACTAATACATTTATATTACCATTTAATTTATTCCACATAATCATCAAAGTTTTCCACAACGTTGTTAGAAACTGTCCATAATCTTCGTTCTCTAATTGTTTCCCACATGATACAAGTTAGTTCCTTAAGTGTTATCCAAACGTAGTTAATCTGTTCTGCGGAAGTAACACTTACCTCTTTGTTATTATCTGTCATGGTATATAATACCCTCCCAATATTGTCTGTAAATTAATAAATTAGTCTCCTTATATCCATGCATACTATTACTATCCTTCCTACGATTAAGACTCATAGTTATATACTTATCACCTATAAAGTTAACATGTCCAGTATCATCTTGATAGGTAATCTTCTCACCTTTAATAAACTTTTGTTGCATGTAATTAGGTGAAGTTCGTTATTACTTATATGACCAAATAAGGGGTTTCTTCTTTACTATTAAAAGAGTAACCTTTGCAATAATCTTCTACATCTTCATCATAAATTGTAACTGGTTTGAGTAAAGAATCCTCATCAAGATTCTGTAATTCAGTTAATAAATCAAGGTAAGTCATAGGGGTTCGTTGTAACTTTTGGTGACGTAATGTGTCGTAGTAATGTGTTAAGATTGTCCAAGGGATTAACTGGAAATGTGTTGACATATCACCTCATATTATACTCCATTAATTGTTAATGAACCAGCGTAATTATTCTTGTTAAGTACACATGACTGATGGATATTAAAGAGTAAGTCATAATTAACTCCCTCCCAATCTGTCCACTCTGATACATAATCTTCTACATCAAAATCACCCGTCCCATCAACATTTTGTGGGCATGATTTGAAATCGTTGTTATCATCAACCCAGAAGATTCTTCCGAAATGTTCACTTTTATACATTATATTTCCTCCTCTTCGTTATCACCGTAAAAGCGAGATTCTGGGAACTCACTTAACTTAATAGCACATAATGTTGCGATCATAGTATATACTCTCTCACCTGAAACTCGCTCTTCTCGGCAATAATATTCAACCATATCTTCGATAAGGTCAGTAACATCATTTGCTGTTTTTAGTAATTCTGGTGATACATTAGACATGATAAGTTTCCTCCAAAGATGATACGAATTGTGGGCAATTTGTGTGATCTACGTTGTTATCAACGTATTGAAATGTATGAATTTTATCATACACTTCGTTGACATACTTCTCAGTTGACATTATTCTTTTGGACATAGTTTGTCCCATAAATGTTAAGATCCTGAGAACTTTGTCGGGATGTTGTACATTATCCCATGTTTTTACAGGATAATAATCACATACCATGTGACCTTTTTTGGATGAAAGTTGCATAATTAAGAACCTTTTTTTGAATGAATTGTTGTTACTTTGCCTGTAGTATTCTTCGGGAATGTAGATAAGAAGTAATACTTAATTACAGGAGTTGGATTAACTAATTGTGCGTAAACTTCAGGGGTCATAGTGAACATAATTAAAGGACAATTAGTGAAAAAAATCGTGGCGAGATCCACAATTGATGCTTGCTATGTGTTAAACACCGATAGCAAGTAGAAGATCTTTCAGATAATCTTCTGCACAATCTTGTGCATCATAGATGTTATCAAAAGAACCGAGATCGACCTGAGTGCCTATAATGCACCCCTTAGAGTCATCATAGTTCATAGAACGAACCTCAAAACGGTCTCCACCGTAGTGGTAGATTGAAAGATTTGGATCTAGATCGTTCTCACGTCTGTAAGAATCGAAAATAGAAGTGCGGACTCCCTGAGTCCACTCGAAACCTAGGTAATCATCACATAGGTTTAGAGATTGTGAAAAAAGAGTTTTAGAATTTGACATAATTTTGAAATTGAATGTTTGTGCTAGTGGAAGAAATTTGCCCTTCCTTGATTATGTACTTAATATAACACAGATCGGGGCAAAAATCAAGCGACCTTGTACCTGTTTGTCTACTGGCACAAGTCCTCGAACATTTTCTGTGCTGTTCTTTCTATTGCTAATAGAGTTCCCGATCCGTTAGGATTCATCCAGCATAACTCGTTTAACTGATCTTCAGTTAATTTGTTATGTATTCTGAATTCCTCCCATGCCTGATCGTGGCAAGTCTCTAATAGTGCTTCGTGATGTAGTGATGACATTTTAAAAATCCATTTGTTTCTTATATCCTTATTATAGGGAAGGATTACCCCAAATAGGAAAAATGTGTGACAGTTTGTAGACCGTCACACAATTTCTAATACTTTTTCAAACACACTTTCCTGATTAGGTGTTAGTTCAATATCCATATCTCTTAAGAGATCGTATAACTTAGTGAACTCATATAGTTCGTCATTTGTAACATGAATTGTCCTCATACTTTCACCTCTTTAGTATTATCTTGAAAGTAAACTGGTTCAACTAAAATGTTAGTTTCAATCTCAAATACGTCTGGTGTGATACCTTCTTCTCTTGCTAATGCTTCGAGTAAAATATCAGTAACCTGATCTAATTCATCAGGAGTTAGATAATCATAGATGTCAATCTTTCTATGATTCTGTTCAAATTCGTAGTCTGATTGTAGTGACATTTGTGTTAACCTCCAAAGGTGAATTGTGGACTTTCAAGTATAATATCTCTGACTCTTTCTCTGTCTAAACTATCACCGTAACCCCATGTAAAGTTATCATTTTGGGTGTGTAATAGTCTATGTTTGTAGACATAAAAGGCATCAAAGATGTCTGACTTAGTTAAACCTTTAATAGGATAAAGATCGCTACTAGGTGAATAGAATGACCAAACATAGTCAACAAATTCTTGTAATGAATTCATGCGAATACCTCACCTAAGTTATAGATAAGGTTCCAATCGTCACCAGTTCTGATATATCCATTTTCAGAACTGATGAACTTATCTAATACTGAAACGTCAAGATCTTCATCATCAAAATCTATTTTAGCACACCCATATACTCCCCATTCTTCTAATTCTTGTGTGAATTCTTGCCAGTTAGCACATACACATGCTACGTTCTGGAAGTTTTCAACTTGTAAGATTCTTTGCATAATCTTTGAAGTCTTTTGATTCATAAGGTTAACCTCATTTGTTTACCTTCTTATTATAAACAAAAAATCCCCCAAATAGGGGGATTAGTGGACACTTTGCTAACTGGCACCCCAATCATAGTTTTCTGGTTCTGTGTCTGTAGTATCAAATTCAAAGAAATAATAATCTATGTTAACACCCAATTCTTCACACTTTTCTAACACTAACTTATGTGCAATCTTGTCTGTAAAATCTATCGTATGATAGTCAGTTTCTACTGTGAAAGGCATAGTGCTAATTGCAATTTGGTTACTAAATGTTTAAGAATAGGGTAACGATATGTCCTGAAAGAATAACTATTTGCTTCTTTCTGTATAGCATCTATTATATACTTAACCTCTGTATCTTCCAACTCTAATTTAACCATTTGTCACCTCATCTACCACTTGTAATTTATCCTCAAAGAGTGTAAGATATATCAGAGGTGGAAAATTAGGGTCAATATCTTCGACCACTAAATCTTTCGCTGGATGTATTCTTCCTTTTTCGTTATCATAAACACATACTTCTGTGTCTAAATCTCTAACAGTTAAGGACTTAATATGTTCCAGTAAGTCTCTATAAGTCACTACACAATTCCTCCACTAATTTATTCTCTTTCTCAATATTATGTAGTTCTCGTCTT